CATATTAATAATTAAAAATAAATAAAAGTTATGAGTAAAATAAATGTAAATTCCAAAAACAGTATCCTAATCAATAATAGATTATATATTACTGCATTAAAAGCATCTTTAATTTCAAAGAAATTATTTGAAGAATTTGTAAGTACAGGAAATAATATAAACCACCCTGTAAAGGGGCTTCATTATGAATTCACAGGTAATTATTCAAGATCTTAACCATGAACTCAGTAAAAAAACACTTTATAAATAAAGCTACATCTAGTGAAGTTCTTAAAATCGTAAATTGTCTTGACCAAGCTAGTAGAGCAGGTTTGACAGTTGAAGTAGTTTATACAGCTCTACAAACAATAAAACAATCACCCAGTATTTCACCTTTATTAGCTATGCAGATAGCAGTTGAGGATTGGGATATCTAATTTAAAATAAATAAAATGGAAAAAACATCAGAACCTATTACAATGGAAGAAATGCAAGCCCTACATGATGAGTGGTGGGATAGTTTAACTAATGAAGATAAAGAAAAATTATTCCGACAGCAAAAGGAAGCAGAAGATTTCTTTTACAATCAAAAACAAACTAAAGAAGATCTTTTAGGACCTAATAGCCATTTAGGTATATAAATCCGCGTTTTTAGCGCATTTTTATGCGTTTTAATGCATTTAAACATTAGTTGTATGTAATTATATGTAATTTATTTTACTTAATTATATACAACTTTTTTTGTTTTTTTAGATTATTTGGGTTAGTTATATTTATCACATATATTTAAAGTTATATGGGACACTACGAAGATGATATTATTTACATTCACAACATAGTTGTTGAAGAAGGATTACAGAATAAATTTGACATCCAATTACAAAAGATGTCTTTACAAGAAAAACATAGGTTTAAATCTGTTAAAGAAAAATGGGATTACGCTTTATATAGAATTAAGGGTGGAAAATCTATCGAAAAACATTAAGATGGATTTAAACAACTTATTTAACTTATTTCCTCCTAAAGATCTTGCTGAACAGGATGATATTTACGTAGATTTTACGGAATCACCATCATATTATTTAGGTATGTGGAAGAAAATTATTTTAAATCATATAAATTTTAATAAGAAAATATTACAATTTTTTAAAACTAGTTCTGAAGAATTAAATATTGCTGATGTAGCTGAAGCTGGAAAGCATGTTGTGTTTAATAGGGCTTGGTATTATTTAAAAAGTGTAAACTTAAATGATGAAGATCATATAGAAGCTATTAAAAAACACCAAGATGATTATTTAGAAACATCTTTAGAACTTGGAATAAAACACTTCCAGAAAACAGAAGAGTATGAAAAATGTGCTCATATTCTTAAAATCTTAAAAGAATCTCAAAAAATTCAAATCTAAACTTGGATACCACATTTCCCCCCGGTACCTTGGAAATACGGGAATTTTGAAAAATTAGGAATGATTAGGGAAATAAGGGATGTGAATATGAGGGTGGATGGGTAAATAGGGATTCGTATATTATCACATATTAATTAATTAAATAAAAGTCATGGATTTTAGAAATAAAGTGTTAGTGGACAAAAGGTTCACTCAAATCAAATCAAAGGTAAAAAATTTAGACCTTATGGTAGCTAGAGGTCAATCATCTCAACAAGATTTTAGAAATGGTCTCAAAGATCTATATGAAACTGTTGAAGATCTTGAATCAATAATCGAAAGAGAAACTCAAGAATTAAGAAACGGATAAATTTAAAAATAAAAGTTATGAAATTAACAGCAGAAAAGATACAATCTAATTGGGAAGATTTTCATTCTAATATAAAAAAATATATTAAGGGTGATAGACAAACACAATTATTAGCATTTTATACTAAATTTCAAGAGCGTCTTATGATGATGCCTGCTTCACATAAAAAAGAGTACCACAATGCATTCCCAGGTGGGTATATTGATCATGTAAATAGAGTGGTTAGGTGTGCTCTTAAACAATATGAATTATGGAAAGAAGAAGGAGCAGATATTACTACCTTCACAGTTGAAGAATTAGTATTTTCTGCTATTAATCATGATTTAGGTAAAATGGGAGATGATACTCATGAATCTTATTTACCTCAGACTGATAAATGGAGAAGAGATAAATTAGGTGAAGATTATATGCACAATAAAGCTATTGCATTTGCTGCTGTTCCAGATAGAGGTTTATTTTTACTCCAACAACATGACGTTAAATATACATTTAATGAAATGATAGCTATCCAAACACATGATGGTTTATATGACTCGGCAAATGAAAAATACTTAAAATCATATATGCCAGAAACTAAACCTAGAACTTCATTACCTTTTATTCTACATCAAGCCGATATGATGGCAGCTAGAATTGAATTTGAAATTGAATGGTTACCTAAATTTAAGAATAACTTGGATGGGCAAAAAAGTAATTTTACATTGGGTACTAATAGCGGAAAACCTAATATTAAAAATAAAGCTTTAGGTTCTATTAAAAGTGAAGGCTTAAAAAACATATTCGATAAATTATGATCATATCAGGTTCAACCATAGTTATTATACTTCTTTCAATAATTGTAATTCTTTTAGGGTTTACAACCCTTAATTTACTTAGAAAAAACGAAAAAGCAGAGGATATTGTTGTTGGTTATCTTACGTATCTAGATCAAATATCTAGAGTAATTGAAGCCGCAGATGTTAAGATTAAAAAAATTGACATCAAAGGTTCATTCGAATCAGACGACGAGATAGGTTTTTTCTTTAAGCAAATGAAAAAAATACAAGAAATTCTAAATGAATTTCAATTGAAAAAGTTTAAATAATGGATGAGATAATAAGAAGGCATAAAGCTCAAAAGCAGAGCAGAGTATATTTTACAAAAGAAACAGAAGCCGCGATTGTTAAGTACAATCGCTCTTCTGATCCCGAAGAACGAAGTGATTTATATCAAAATCATATACATTGGGCTTTTTATAAATTAACAGAAAACATAATTCATACTTTTAAATTTTATTATACTGATGGTGTTGAGAATTTAGAAGATTTACAACATGAAATAATTACTTTTTTATTATCTAAAATACATAAATTTGACCCTACTAATGGGGCTAAAGCTTATTCTTACTTTGGTACTATTGTTAAAAGGTGGTTAATAGTTTATAACCAAAAAAATTATGGTAAGAAAATAAAAAATATTTCTATATCGGATTTAAATCATTATTCTCAATTAGACACTACAGACCCAGCATTTATAACATCTAAAAGAGTTGAAGATGATGTTGCTAATGTTGTAAGTAATGAAGAATTTAGTAATATAACAGCTTCTAAAATACCTAAAGAATATAAATATGAAGATAGGTTATCATTATTTGTTGATTATTATGTAGAATGTTGTACCGATAAAATTTATGAATTATTTCCTAAAGGGAATGATGCTACAATAGCAGATGCAATTTTAGAATTATTTAGAAAAAGAGAAGCTATAGATGTTTTTAATAAAAAAGCACTTTATATCTATATACGTGAAATGGTAGATGTTAAAACTCCTAAAATAACTAAAATAGCAAATAAGTTATATGGTATTTTTAAAGTGAAATATTTATTTTATTTAGAACACGGATATTTTCCTCCAAAATAGTTTTAAAAATATATATTTATAACCAAAAATTATGGGACAATTAGATTCATTAGTTTTTGGTAAAAAATCTTTTTCCGATATATTGGAAGAAATTTACCAAAACCAAAAAAAGAGAGACGCTCAAGTAGTAGCATTAATATCTGAATTAAAACCATTAGTTCAAGAAATAGGTGATGCTACTCTTATAGTACCTCTTATTAAAGAATATATGGAAATTGGAGTTAAAAATGATGATGCCTTAATAAAAATGGCAACTATAGTACAAAGAGTACTCCAAAATGAAGGAGATGGTGATGCTTTAGGTATTACAGATGAAGAAAAACAACAACTATTAGCTGAGATGGATAAACTTCAGTTAGATAAATAAGCACTTCAATGCCAAGATTATCAACAACATTAGCATCATTTTCACCTACAACTACAGCTCAATCTGTTAAATCTGGTGTTTTTGCAGCTAGAGTAAAATTTGCAATGGTAGATGATACTCAACAAAATCAAGTATTTTTAGATTTTGGGGAGTGGAGTTCTATAGGTTGTATATTTTTTGATAGATTAAATCAACCAAACCCAAACCCTCAATTTACATCAGATAATTTTGCAAGACCCTTATTTCCCAATAATTCCAATATACCTTTACAAAATGAATTAGTATATATTATGGCTTTGCCTAATAGCACTGTTCAATCTGATGTTAATGCCGTAGCATACTACTACTTCCAAGCAATTAATATATGGAATAGTACACATCATAATGCTATACCAGATCCTATATATGGAGATGCTAACCCAGAATCTCAACAAGCAGAT